TTTTCAAGTGCTTCTTCATAGGAAAGCAAAGGCATTGGTTCACCAGTAGAATATATATAAAATACACCCACTGGGATACACATATGACAGTGTTTCAACTAGGCTCATCAGTCCCAGTAGTACTAACCACTTTAATATTTTAGAAAGTGTGGCAACCAGAAGCACAGCCTTACTGGAAACTTAAAGAGATGCCACACTTTCCACAAAGTCCATTTGGTGGCCGACTATGCAGCCAAACAAGTGGCAAGAAACTTTTAGACAACAGACAAGCAAAAATTTTGAAAAGATATTCATCATGGCCTAAAACACACTCAATCAAATCCCCTTTGTGCTCCAAAGAAACATCCAAAAGGATGTAACTAAAGCGCAAGAGAGAAATATTTGGAAATGTGCCGCATGGATATTTTAAAGTTTTTGCCAAAGCATTAACTTTAGTATCACCACAATAAGAAAATGGTTTTAACTCTTTAAAGTTCTTAAAGCAGTCATAAAAGTGCATAGCTTGCCAAGTGATTTCACTGGCAAGCATTTTATGCATTTCTAGACGCCAATCTGAACCATTTTCAATAAGTAAAGACCCTAAATCAAGTTTTGGGGCAACAATATGAGAGACCTTACAAATTAAAATGAACAGGCCAAAAACCCTCAACGCCAAAGGGTCAACAAAATCATAACAAGATGGAACAATTTGCAATGAACGTTCATAGAGGAAAACACGATTTTGCAGCCCAAAAATATCAGCCTGATTTACTAGGCCAATATTGGACAATGCAATTTGATCTTGAGGGTCAATTGGAGCAAAGAAGTCGAGCATTGAGTATTTGCTAAAACACTAGAATAGTGCAGACACAAACAAATGTGTTTCGTCCTAAGACTCATCAGTGCAAATTTAAACATGGATGTCTAGGACATTCAAATTTCCATTTGTTAAGTCATTTGCCTGCAACCACTCAAAGAAATGAACCACAAAATTTAAATTACCTTATTCAACCCAAAGGTCTTGATCCTTTAACCAAGGAATGTAATTAGATAAAAGGTCCTTATGGATACGCCTTTTATCTTTAGCATCCCGGGCATACGAAGAAAATAATGGGTCTCTTGCCATAATATCTAGGTAAGAATCCCATTTATTGGTTAAATTTTGTAAAATAAAAGCTTGATCCCAATCAGGGTAAATGAAGGCATCAACTCTATTTTCAATTCTTTCTTCAGCCATGAAATTATTAAACATTTTCTGTTCAATAAGAGCATGATCTTCCTCAGCTGATTTCAAATCAGTTTTCAATTTATCAATTATAAATTGAATCTTTTCTGATTCAGCTTTATCATTTTCTTTCTTAGCTAAAAGTTGATTTTTATTCATTTTTAATAAATTGGCTTGAATATCTCTTTTAATTCTATTATCCCAAATCTTTGATGGATTTGGTTTGGCAACATAGGACACATGTGCAACTTCCGTTTTAGCTGATTCCATAGGTCCTAGTTCAATATTTTTGGGGGTGAATTTCTTAAGATTAAGTAAGAAATCCAGAATTTCTGCACTCACAGACCAACCCCTTTGAGGTCGTACTCCATTTCTAACTGGTTGTAGATTGATAGGATCAATATAACCAGCAAATTTGGACAATCTACCTTCTAGTTTCAATCTTAAACTTTCAACAATGGAAGATTCACCCTCTTGCCACCTCAAAGCTGGTGTGATAATCTGTTTTTCTACATTATTGAAAGTAGTCCCCAATTTGGATAAATCTGAATCTGGGAAAGCTAATTGTAACCATTCTGGCGCTATTTTCATGATTAAATCAAAATTAACACCAGATGAGATTAAATTGAGAATATTTTCAATAGGGTGAAAAGGGTCTTTTTCAGGTAATCCCTTCAACTCAAAAAGAATAAACCTACCATTATTTGTTCTGCCAGTTCTACCTTTCCTTTGTTTAAGGAGAGCAGGAGTAGCACCATAAATGACAGGTTTCACCACATCATAACCCCGAACAACAAGTTCAGTGTTTGTAGTAAAAACATGATCAACAGATGGTAAAGTCACACCTATGTCAGAAACAGAAGTTGTAACAATAATACTCCATCTTTCTGGCAGATCAGTGTGTCCACTCCAAAATCCTACAATGCCACCAGAAGGACCTTTCAATGTGTCCAAGAAAAGCATAACTTCTTTCTTAGTATTAACAAAGACAAGGCTTTTAGAAAAGGGGTTAGCATTAGATAAATAATGCGAAACAAATTTTCTATAAATATCAAAACCAAATTGGTAAGTAGGATGATCAAGATATGACTTGTAAGATAATGTCAAAGATTCATAAGATGGGTCTTTTGTCATCACCATAAGTGCATCAACATGATCAATTGACCATACTTGTGCTCCAGAAATCCTACTAATAGGCAAACCCAAATCCTGTGGAGGCGTGGCTGATGTTAACAAATACTTCAAACCTTTCTTTTTAATTAAAAGAAAAGCAAATTGATAAATAGTTTCCATAACATGAGCTTCATCAAAAACAAAGAAAGATGAATCATTGATCCATTCCTCATGCAAAACAAGTTCCATGGGGGTTGCATAAATAACCTTAGCTTTAGGGTCATAAACAAAACCCTCAGTTGCACCAGTACAATCCATACCAAATTTGGATTTCATATAAGGCACAACACCAGAAACAATAGATGATCTAGGTTCAACTACAATCAAGTGCTTTAAAGAAGCTACTTCAGGTAATGATAAAAATGAATTTATCATTGCAGTTGTTTTTCCAGAACCAGTGGCAGCTTCAACAATATATGGTTGTCCAGCCAAAGCTAACTTGCAAGCTTGATTGGATGCCATAAAATTTGCTGGAACACTCGCAAACAAAATATTAGTAATCATACCAAATAAGGTGTCAAAAACCCAGCCAAATGACACATATTGCAATTTTGCCCAAAATGGAACTTTCCTATAATCTGGCAAGCCACCAATGGTTGGAAGCCAACCAAGCATTGCACACAAAAGTATATTCCAAATTGGAATATCTAAACGACGCACCTGCAAATCAACATGGCCAAATGAAATATATTTAATATCTGCTAACTTTTTATCCATCATTAAAATATATCTTGAAAAGAAACCTCCTTTTGATTGGCAGAAAATCATATAAATCCAATGTTTGATCAAACGTCCAGTTGCATAACTAGAGTCATCTCCTAATGGAATCTCAACCTCATTTGTAATCCAGTCATAAGCTGTTTTCTGCACAATTGATGCCAAATGGCGGCCAGTATAAATACCATTAGCTTCTCTAGTGAACAAAAGTGCCCATTCAAGGAAAGGTTTCAAAGGCCTCTGCAAGAAAATTGTTAACCCAGAATTATAAACATCTGGATTTACAAAATCGGCAAAACGAGAAAAGAAATTTGATATAGCATCTATGACAGTAACCTGACCATAGGTGTACATCACATCTTCCTCAGGAATGTCTGATTCCTCCGCAAAACCCTTAATATTCTTTTGGTTGTAATACCAATTCCTTAAAACATCCCCATATGTTGGCAAGGAAATCTTAAAGTTCTTATCACGGCCTCTAATCAATTTAACCTTCTTTAAGGCTGCATTTAACAACATTTCATAGACATCTTCATGTCCTGCAGTTAAATCAATAAAACTCTTAATACGAGTTAATTGATCCTTAATGACTATTGCCTTCTTTAAGCCAACATAATCACTTTGAATTTTACCAATAAGTTTCTGCTTATTATGGTAAACAATCCAAGCAGGGGTTGGCAAATCATGCTTAGCAAAGGTATCTCTATCTTGTTGATTTGGTCGACGACCAAATTTAGATAAAAATTCTATTTTCTCCAATGGACCAGCAGCTTCCTCTCTAAGGTCAACCCCCCACTTCTTAAAAGTGGTTTGAATATTTGGGAAGGTCCAATTAGGATGCACATCCTTATCCCATGAGATAATATTATCATCCCCATAACAAGATAAGGTGCAAAAATGTCTAAATTCATGTGCGGTATGCCCGGTCAACTCTTTCCAAGCTCTAAGGTACAATGACACCAAGCCTAAAGAGTTGTCCATAGAAGTTGAACTATGGCCAGTACTTAAACCAGTGCCTTTCTTATAAGCAGCACCCCTGCTAGTAAGAACAAGAACACCATTTTCAACTTCCCAATAAGCATTATCAATAAGTTCACAAATATTTTTGTAATCTCTATGAAATTCAAAACCCTTTTTACGAACTCTCTTG